AGGATTAACTTTATTATAAACCATACAACAATGATCGAAATATTCATCTAAATCAAAAGGTGTATGTAAATCTCCAATACATAATACTGTATTGCCTCCATTAATAACACATTCATTTCTTTGTTTTTTAATTTCGTCTTTTGGTTGCATTAATAAGTCTTCACGTTCATGTTGTCTAACATATCTTAATGCACGTTTTACAGAATCGTTAGCAATTCCAAATTCAATAGCTGTTTCGGAAATGCCAATTTCATCTACTCTTGTTGCGATTAATTTACATTTATCTATACTATATGCCATTTGATTTCTCCTTGTCTAATTTTCTTTGAAGTGCGGCCAGCGCTCTCCAGGCAACGCTAACTAAATCATCTTCTAATAAATGTCTCATCATAGCATCTAATTCATCTTGAGATTTTGATTTATCCCATCCTTTAGTGCCATGTTGTTTCATTCCCTTCATTGATTGTTTAGTAACTTCAACAATTGCATCGGGGAAATATTTAATAAATCCGTGATAGATAGGAATATCTTTTCTTTCCAGGCTATTTGTTGGTAACATTAGTAACCTCCTTTATCATTTCATAATATTTAATACCATAATCAGTACCATCAGCTTTAGTATTATTATGTAATTCTGCTAATAATACAGTAGGTATTTTCCATTTTAATTTAGCAGATTCCATTAAATAATAATATCGTGTAGGAAATTTTTCTTGAAACCATTGTGTAGCATGAAGAACATCCTTATGCCACCAATGTAAATGACAATAAGAACAAAGGCACTTTAAATTAGAGGGGTCTAACTCAAGTGCCTTGTGTGTGCCTACGTTAAGAACATGGCTTGCATGAGCATTTGATCCACTCACTTCTTTTAAACACTTTTGACAAATATACTTGTCTCTATTTTTTATACAAAGTTTTACCTTTGCTAATAGTTTTTTTGTGTACCACGTTCTATTGTGTGGAAGTTTAGCCATTTTAGAATGGTATTTCTTCTAACTCTTCCTTGTCTTTTGTTTCTGTAGATGTGTCTGATTGTTTATCAAACTGATTTCTAAATTCAGCTAATTCATCTAACATTCTTTTACCTAACTCTTTATCATCGTCTTTTATATCGACTAGATAAATTTTAGGTGCATAGAATTTAATATGACCAACTTGTTTAAACTCGCCATCCTCATCAAAAGAAATAGCTTCTCCATCTTTAATTTTACTTGAAATCCAAGAACCACTAGCAGAACCTTGTAAGTCAAATCTTGCTAACATTCCTTGATACTTTCCCGAAGTAATTAATGCATAAACAATCTTCTGAAACTTAACGCCTTTTGCTTTTAAGTTATCTTTAATATCAGCATATAATCCCGACATTAATACAGATGATTCTCCGTCTTTCCAAACGCTTACAGTTAATTCTTCTTTTGCAAGATTCTTAACTTGATTAGATTGCGCTTGACCACTTCCTTGTGGCTGTAAGAAACCAGCTACTCCATTGAATTGTTCAAGGACAACACAAGTAAATTGTTTTTTATATGTGTCAGCTGTTTTTGTTGCACGATCGTAAGTTTTCCATAAACCCTTACCATCTTCTCCACCTTTCCAGGTAAAGATTATTTCTACTGGATTATCTAATTCCATAATATTTCTCCTTATTGTTAAATGACTTCGTTATGTATATAGGATTTTTGAGTAAAAAACAAGACTTATCTACATCTTTTTTTTCTCATTTGTTTTAGTTTTTCTAAAATCTTTTGACGTTTACGTTTTTCTGCAGCTTCTAATAGCTTTCTATATTTGGGATTAGCATTACGATAAGTTGTTCCACAAACTGTATTACCAGGAGCATTAATATCGTGAGTGTATTTACCTCCTTGCTTTTTGCCTTTTTCATACAGTCTACGTTGTTTGCGTTTATTTTTTTCTTTTTTACGTTTAGCGTCGTCTATACGAATTTGTGTTTTAAAATCTATCATAAAATTATTTCCTTTTTAAAAACAAGAGCAAAGAGGATGATCAGTCCTCTCACTCTCTAGGTAGTGGGATATACGAATCCCCAATGAGCCTTAAAGTATTGTTAGTACGTTAATTTTTATAACTCATACCTCTCACTAATTAAACCTTTCGGTTTGTTCGCTTTTGTTGTTGTCCTACTCGCACACTTTCGCCCAACAACCGAGTGCCTTACCCCCTAACAAATCCAGGGTTATTCAGCCATACCATATATTTGACTATGCCTAGTCAAAAAATTCTTCATCCAAAGTTTTCTTTTTTGTAATAGTCCATTGAGGATGTTGTGGTTCTTTCTCAATAGGCTCTAAAACATCATTGTATAAAAGCGCATTTAAATATTCATACATTTCTTTATGATAATTTTTAACAGCAACAATTTGCTGATAACGACTTAATGTTTTCCATTCGGGTTTTACTGTTTTAATTATTTCCATTATCTTTTCCTCATTGTTTATACGAAAAGTATTACATAATTTTAACAATAAATCAATCCTTAAAACGTTTATAAACGTTATGTAACGTTACACTTTCCAGGTAGTTAAAGTAAATATAATTACCTTAACCCACCTTGACTAATCAATCCATTCTAAATGTTTAAATCTTTGATAGTCTCCTTCAAACTGAATTGAAGCTGTTGGAGAAATACCATTTCTATTTTTTTGAAATTTGCATAACAAATGTTTACCCGTTATATCGTAATTAGGTAAAATATGTTTACCCGATATTTTAACTCCCTCGGGAGGACATTCCATTAAGAAAATAATAATGTCTGCAAAATTTTCTACTGATGAACTATATGCAATTTTATTTTCTGCATTAGGATGTGCTAACAAACATATTGGTATTTCTAGATCGTCACGCAATTGTTTTAACTCACGAATAATATTATCATACATAGTTGTTTTATTATCGTAATGTTTATTGCCTTCTTTAATACAAAGTAAGTTATCAATAAATAACATATCAGCGCCTTTTTGTTTTTCTGATATACTCCAGGCTTTTATTTCTGATATGTCCATTGCTTTATCACGAATAGTTAAGTTTAATAATTTTATTTTTTGATTTGCTTCACGACTATTAGTTATTTCATTATCTGTAGCAAAACCTCTTGATCTCATAAAATATGTATTAACACCATAATTAGCAATTAATCTAGGCATTAATTCAGCTCTTAACATTTCTAAAGATGCTAAAGGACTTTTCATTTTATTGTTATGTAAATGTAACATCCATTGCAACATCAATGCTGTTTTACCCGTTGAACGTGGTGCATGAAGTATAATTAAATCAGTTGTAATTTTACCTAATTTATTAGTCCAATCATCACACCACCAAGGACATTTTCCAACTTCTCCAGCTATGCAATTATTAATAAATTGCTCTCCTAATTCATCTAATGATTGTTCTTTCTTTTCTTTAATGTTTAAAGATATTAATTGGCTTAATATTTCTTCTGTAGATGAATCTCCATTATAAGAAGTTTTTAATCCATTAGATAAAATATTTATTTCTTTGCGTAACTTTTCTGATTCTAAAACTAAATTAGAATAATGTTCGCTGTGACTTGATATAACAAACGTATCCATTAAATTTAATAAGTATTCTTTACCACCTACCATATTTAATAATTTACGTTTATCTAATTCTTCTAATAAAACAATAGAATCAATAGTTTGATTTGATTGATTCATTTCTTTTAAAACAGAAAACAATACTTGATGCTTTCTATCTGTAAATGAATTTTCAGTTAATAGTTGTGTTACTTTTGGTACAACTCTATTTGGTTCAAGTAAACAACTTCCAATAACTCCTTTTTCTGCTTCAAGGTTATTAGGCATATCTTTCATCATAATTCTATAATCTCCTTATCTTGAGTTATAATTTCATCTTCGAATCTTCTATATGTAGGATTTATCCAACCACTAAAATCTTTCATATATTTAAATTCACGAGATGCTTTGTATGGTTCAATAGCTTCTTTAATTTTTTTACGATCTTCAAAATTATATTGTAACCAATAATTTAATGCTGATTTTTTATTTCCTTTCTTACCATATAAAGACCAACAATATTCAAAAGCATCAACAACAGCTTTATTAATACTTGTATTATTATTTCTAGTATTATTATCTGCGCTGTTTTTGTCTATACCTCTGTGACAAACTTTGCTATACCCCTCTGACACTTTTGTCGTTAGCTTAATAATCCTTTTATCGATTTCTTTCGAATTAGGCTTATAAGTATAACGAGTGTTGACATAATTGTAATCCACAAGTGAAGCAATCCAACGACTAATAGTACGATTGTTGCGTTGATATAACTTACTAAAGTAAGCATTACTTGCCCAACATTCTCCCGATTGAGATGCAAGCGCTGTAATCTCTCCATACAATAATTTTTCATTCGCTGATAAATTTTCGTCATATCTAACCTCCGATGGTATAATTGCGTAATAACTTGGTTTTTCCATTATAAACTTACCTTTCTCATAATGCAGCAGTAATCAAATCCCTCAACAGTATCTTCAACTACATAAGCACTATCCCCAATTCTTTGCGCATCTTTTAAACACCATTCCAGGTAGTGTTTTGCTTTGTGTGAATTATTTTGCATTGCAAGATGACTTTGTAACATTTCCGTTACTTGAACATCTCTTGATCCGATATACTCGTTTAGTTTTTCTCTATTTACTTTAATAGAATTTTCATCATAATATTTCATAATTTTCCTTAATCTTTATGTCTTAACGATTCTGTTTTTTGGTCATCTAATTCTGATGCACACCATTCGCAAACTTTTCCTTTGCCTAAATGCATTTCATGGTGTTCTACAGAATCAACGAAATCTCCACAACAATCACATTCTACTTCTTCTTTGTCTAATGTAATATCTGTTGTTCCATAATATTCTTTAAAAGAAACAGACTCAACGTCATAGCCTTCTTTTAACGGACATCTTAATTCGCAATCATTTGCTTTTTCTCTTGCTTCTTCTTCACTAGAAGCTTCAACTTCAATATACACATAAAAATCTATTTCTTTTTTTACTGTGTATTTATTTCTTTTAGTATTTGCCATATGATTCTCCTTATCTTTAAAAACCATAATACAGATTTTTGCACTAAATTCAAGATTAAAGTGTTACAAATATTCATCTTTATTTTTGGGACAATTTGCTAAATCAATAACTTGCTGTAAATGTCTAGCAACTAAATAATAATTTTCTATTTCTTCACGATCTAAAACTGTAACTGAATATCCTTGTTTATTGTTAGCACCGAAACAAATAATAAATGCTTTTTCGGGAGGCTGTTCTCCAGCTACTTCGCAATTTTTTGCATAAATAGATGCTTGTATTTTAAATTTTATTTTACATTTTTTAGAACTTTTCCAATCAATTACGCATGAAGTATCAACACCTTTATATTTTACAACACCAACAAAATCGGGACATCCACTAACCATAAGTTTGTTATCCCAAAATCTTGTTTCTAATTGTAAAGGTATTGGGTCAAATTTTTCTACAAAATTATTCCACCCTTTAGGTAAGTTTGTATTATCTGTTATTGAATTTTTAAAATAATTTTCAATTGCTTCATGCATAACTGTACCCGAATCAGCAATGTCTTTTAATTTTTCTGAATACTCTTGATAAGTTGAACCTTGACTAAATGCCCACATTAATAACCCGTCAAAATTTCCTTGTTCTGATAAATAAGATAATAAACTCGTTACTCTCATATATCTGCCACCAATAACTTTATTTTCGGGTTCATCTGATTCTAAAACTATTTCAATAGATTTTAAATTACCGATATGGTCATCATTCCATTTTGGAATTTTTAACTTTTCCCAATCGGGATGATGATATTTATAGGAACTAATACGACCCGTTTTTAATTTTTTAGCTAACTTTTGGTATCTTCCTTTTGGAACATAACCTAAAAACAAATCGTTTAATTTAATTTGTACAGCATTTGCATCATGGACATTTCCAGGGTCGGGAATAAATTTAACAATTCCATTTGGTTTCAACTTTTCTAGTTGACTATTTTCTTTAATTGCAAATGTAATTCCCGCGACATTAAAAGTATTCATGTATTTAACTCTTTCATTTTTCTTAAAATATATTTTTTTAAGTAATGTAATTCATCTAAACATTTTTCTTTAACAACAATTTTATTATGTTTTTCGTTATCGATGGCATCATCTAACTCTTGTTCTAATATATCCATTCGATTATCTATTTTTTTAAATAACGATCTTAACAATCGCATTTGTTCTCTAAATGCTACATTGGATTTATCCATAATTACCTCCTATGTATGTGTATTGTGAATTTCATCGAAAGCATCCATATAATTAATGTCTGCTTGTGTCATTGGTTCATCGTTCATATGCATTAATTCAATTTCTAATTGATTTTTAATGATTTCAGCATCATGTTTGTCTAATCGAATAAATGCTATTTCTTCATTTATACAAATTTTACTTTTATGAACACGAAACTCTAAACAATCTTTTTTCTTCTCTATTCTCATAATTATAATTCCTTATTAATGATTAAAAATAAAATTAAACGTTTTGGTCTTGGTAACACTTCTATCCATTTTATTAGTAAATGGTCTAAACTCATAATATAACTCCTTAATTTATAAAAGCTATCATACAGATTATTAGCCAAAAAGCAATCCAAATCTTAAAAAGAATGTCATGCATTTTTATTTTTCCGTATTTTAAATAAAACTTTCTCGAACCAATCTATTAATTTTTCAGGTGTGTATTCTCTCATATATTGAGTTGCTCTCGTGGTTCGCTCTCCGTTAATTTTTACATCTCCACAAATTGAACGAAGCTTACCTTTTGCGCATCTATGAAGTGTATTATCTTTTTTTGGTAATTGTGGTAAATCTTTTTTATCAATTCCAACTATATATAATTTTGTATCTTTATGACAAACATGTCCAAAATCATATTGGTCAATTAAAATTACAAAACCTCCGTAACTATCTGTTATATTTGTATTTGCTTCGGGTAATGTTTTAAAAATTCTCGATCCTTTTGGATGTTCTAAAATACCTCCTAATTTTTGAATTTTTTTAACAACCCATGGTGTTAGCTCTTTTTCTCCCTCTCTTGGATTTGACATATGAGATAATTGACCCCATGCTCTACAAGGAGGATGTGCAACAATTGGCAAATTTAAATTATATGTTTTTGCGTTTCTATCAAAATCATACACTTGCCAGGTATCGCGTTTTTTATACGCTGAATCTTTACGAACAAATAATGCAACATTCATTAATTATTCTCCATTTTATTTTTATCAAAAACAACTAATGCGCTTGGAAATGGTGCAGAATTTTTACTCCCTCCGAATTTAATTCGTCCTTTAATAAATGTTATATCTCCTTTCATAACGTAATCGTGCCACCATTTTGTATCAGTGCGACTTGGAATAAGCATGCAAACCCAAGCTCCTTTTAATGATTCTTCATAAGCTTTTTTAATCCATTTCCCAATCTCTCTACCATATGGAGGATTACACCAAACGCTATCATAAGCACTCCAATTTTTAGTTAATCCGTTATCTTCTTTAGTATAAAATATATCTGCCTTTGCATTTTCTTTTGAAGCGCAAGCATCTAATTCGAACCAACCTAATCCGTAAGCTTCGCAAACATCATCTATTATATATTGTGGCGTGTACCAATTATCTGTTTTACTACTAAAATGAACACTCATTTTTTTTATTCTCCTTATCTAGAAAAATAAACCACACCCCGGAAGATGTGGCTTATTATATTTTTTTAATCAACTAATTTTAAATGCGTTGGATGAATTCTCCATTGCCCGTGGTCTGTATCAACAGCTATATTTTTAGGTAATAACTTCGAAACTGTACCTAAAAAAGTACGCCCTTTATGTGTCCAAGAAACTTTTACCCCTACCTTAAAAGCATCTTGAGAATTTCTTAATTCCCTAACTTCTAACATAAATAATTTTTGTTCCATTTTATCAAGCGCTTTGAACTCTTCTAGTAATGATTTAATCTTATTCATAATTTCCTTATATTAATAATTAATAAAAAGAGGGTTTCCCCTCTTGTTAAGCATCATACCCGATTGGGTTTAGATGTTCTTCAATTGTAATCTCATTATCTAAACTTGAATAATAAAGAGAATCACAAAATTCTTGTAACTCTAACCAACGCGTAAAAGTATTAGATTCTTTTACAATGTTAGTTGTTTCAGTTGTTGCGTAAATATCAGACATTAAACTAATTCCTTTCCTTTGATTTTTTCTATTAAATCAAATTGTGATATTTCTGTAAAGTATAAATCTCGTTCAATTGTGTATTTAATATTCCTTTTACTCATTTCTTGCAACTCTTCTAATTCAGCTAAAGAAAAATAACCGTATTCCCCTTCGCATAAATGAGATGTTACATATCCAAAAAAACATTTATTTGATGGATCATATTCTAAAGCGTACCAAGTAAATGAAGAAAACGGAGTAAAAAATTTAGCTATAAATTTATTCTCTCTTGCATTGTCCAATTCTTCTTGAGTCATTGCTCTAGTATTTTCATAATTATTTATTAATTTTTTCTCGATTTCATTTGTTAATAATTTTTGCATTTAATCATTCCTTATTTTATGGGAGGTTTTACCCTCCCGTTTATTAATATCTATTATCGTTGATTTCCCATGTCATAGAAGTTAAATCTTCTTTACCTCTAGCATTTTCCCAACCCTCCCAATCAATATCATTAAGCTTTAAAATATCATCTAGGATAATCCAACCTAAACCAATTTTAGAAACCCAAATCCATTTATTATTATATTTAACGGGTCTTACTTTTTGATTTTCAATATCTGTCAGCTGACATCTTTGATTTTTAACTTCTAAACATGAATCTTCAATATCAAGAGTTATCATTTCGTATTCGTTCCAATCAACATTAGATATAACGATTCCGTGATTATCTCTTAATTCATCTTTAATTGAATTTATTTCAGATTCAACATCTCGGATCGTAGTTGTTTCTGTATCCCATGGAGTATCTGTCTCAACTTCAATCTCTATGTCTACTTCTTTTATTTGTATGTCATTTATATTTTGTTGCATTGTCTAACTCCCTTTTATTTATGGACATAATTTTATCAAAAAAAAACATAAAAAAAAGAAAAAAGTGATAAAAAGTTGTATCTAATTTTGAATCAATAAATCGTGTTTTTTGAATTGCCTAAACTCCTGGAAATTATAAAAAATACCCCAAAAGCTGCACACCATATATTGTGGTATTAAAAATAAAAAACCACAACATATTGTATGCCCTAAAATGGACAAACTAACCCTTATTAAGGTAGTTATATAGCTTAAGCCTAAAGTCCATTAAAACGCAAATATGGAGGTTTTAAGCATGTAAAGTAAAAAACACTAAATAATCATATTATTTTTATATCATTTGAATTATGTTTACATAATGAAAGCACAAGAAATTTTTGACCAAATGAAAACAGCTGACAACAAAACCCTTTGGGTCATAGCTAAACAATACGCTTTAATAATTAGAAAATATGAAAAACTCATAGAAGAGAATAAACAAACTAAATTAAAAAAAGAGAAGTTTGAACCTTTAGCCGATTTACTCAACGATAAACCGAAGCTACGCGCACGCGTATTGCAACATCTGTTCCAAGAGTCTGAAAAGGGAAACGCTCAAGCTTCTGATAAACTCGCAAGGCTTTCGGGTTTAGAAGTTGATAAACAAGATTTAATAATAGAAATAATATCTTACAAAGATGTAATTAATAAGAAATAACTACAAATATGTAGTATTGTAATATATAGTATTTTTCTGACAGCTTTTGTAAAATGCCAATAAAAAATTTTGACGATCAAGAATCAAAAATATAATTTAATATAATAAAAGAGGGTAAACAAAATTTGGAAAATTTGAACCTACTACAACTCATACAAGAGTTATTATACTGTGAATGTACAGATTGTAAGAATTATTTCTTCGTTAGAGAAATAGGCGAATATAATGATCCCAATTATTGTCCATATTGTGGTAGTAAGTTTAGATACCAGGTAGATTATGATAGTATGCGATAAATGTTTTTGTGAAGATACAAAGGATAATCCAGTAATAACAAGAATAACAACAGACGGGTTATTTAATGAAACTATTTGTAAAGAATGTATAGAGGAAGATGACAACAATCCGATTACCTATCGTTGAACCTCGTGACTATCAAGTGCCTTTTATGAAGGCTTTTGACAACGGGGCGCAGTATTGTCTTATATCCTGGCATAGACGTGCTGGTAAAGACGTAGCTTCTTTTAGTGCTATGGTTAGTAAAGCTATACAAACTACTGGAAACTACTATTACTTATTCCCAACAAGAGCATGGGCGCAACGGGCATTATGGGATAATATATGTGAGTGGGGTGGAGGTAAGAAGCTTATTGATTTACTTTGTCCAAGTGAAATTGTAGCAAGAAAAAACAATAGTGACTTCTTTTTAGATTTAGTAAATGGTTCTAGAATAAAGATTGATGGTACAGATAACTTAAACTTTGTAGGACAAGGAGGATCAGGATATGTCTTATCAGAGTTTTCTTTACATAAAGAAGAAGTTACTGGATTTTTAGCGCCAATCCTAACAGAAGGTAATGCCTGGGTTATCTTTAATGGTACATTACGAGGTAAGGCTAATCATTTATGGAAGTTATATAATTCTAATAAAAATAGAGATAACTGGTTTACAGAACATTTAACGTTAGAAGATACTAAAACTAACTATTGGGTTAGTGATGAGATGAATGTTAATCCCGAATTAAAAGGTAAGATTAGCAAATATGATAATAGAGAATATAAAAACATACAAGATGATTTAGATGCAGGTATTATATCTTATGCTATGGCGCGCCAGGAGTATATGAATGAGGCAGTATCTCAAGTAGAAGGCTCATACTATGGTCGCGAATTAGAGATTATGAGAGGAGAGGGTCGGTATGGTTCATTTGATTTAAAAGATGACCATGTGTATACATTTTGGGATTTAGGTGTATCAGATAAGACTTGCATTGTATTTGCACAAATTTTTAACGGCAAAGCCGTTGTGATCGACTACCATGAATCTAGTGGGAAAAAGATTCAAGATTATGCTGTTGTAGTAAATAGCAAAACTTATAAGTATGGTGGTCACTATGCACCACATGATGTATCAAAACGTATGTTGTTTGGAGATTTAGTTACAAAAGCAAAAGAAGTAGGTATAGATTTTAGACGTGTACCTAAAACAAATTCCGTTTTAGAAGATATAGAAATTTGTCGTAGAAGATTAAAAGATTGTTTTATACATGAAAGATGTGAAGATTTATTAAATCATTTAGATTCATATAGAGAAAGTGGTAGTGGCAAACCAATACATGATGATCATTCGCATGGTGCAGATGCATTTAGAACAATGATGATGGCTATACAATTAAATTTAATAACACCTTACTTATCTGTAGAAAATAATATAAAATTACCTGAATTTGTTAGTCCAGTAGCACAAAATTACGCAGGAGGATTGTTAAGTGTGGAACAAGATGAAGGATTATTTTGGTAGTAATTATTTTGAAATAATAAATTATTACGGAGAACATGGATATATATATTCGGATAATCAATTATTATTATTGGCTATGCCTCATAATACCGAGAATTTAATTAATGAAAAACAACTTGACACATGTAACTGTTGGTATGTACATTACGCGTCAGGTAATTTAAAAAGAGCATTTGAAATAATGCCATATGAATTAGAATGGGTAGCTTTTGAAAGAGGCGATGATAAACCTATAAAAAAATACAACTTAAAGAAGTTGAGAAAAAGGATAGAAAAAAATGGGTCGAAGTAGTAGTAAAAAATCATTTAAACCAAAGCCACCACCAAAACCCCCTGAAGCTGTAAATGTAGAATTTGTTAAACCTATTGTCCAAGAACGAATGGCTATGAGACAAGGGAGACGCGCAGGTTATATAACAAGAGGTCAGGGTCTTGGTTCTGGAGGAGCAAGGTTAGGAAGTGGTTCATCAATGAAGGCTGATATTGCAGATAGAATGGGAGTAGATGATACTTCTACAGCTGGCACTATTGGAGAGTTCAGAGGTCAAAAAACCTATAAAGGCAAGAGAAAGTATGGTTTCTTTGGTAAAAGAAAAAAAAGAAATACAGCTCAATATAATGCATTTTTAGCTGCAAGAAAAAGACAAGCTTTGAACACGGGAAAAATTAAAGAGCTTGGAGAAAAATAATGCCAGCTGACAATTTAATTAAGATGTATAACCGAGAAAAAGGTAGCTCGGAACGAAACAATTTTAATTCTGTATATCAAACGTGTGCAGAATTTTGTAACCCTACAGCAGATACTTTATTAGGAAGACAATCAAAAGGCAATCGTAATGATAGCCAAAGAATAACTGATATTGGAATAAAATCTAGACGTATGTTTACGGCTGGTATGATGTCGCACCTATTTCCACAAGGACAAAATTGGTTACGCATTGTAACTAAAAATAGAGACTTAATGGAAATAGATAATGTTAAAAGAGCATTAACTGATGCAACAAAACGTTTTATGTCTGCTATAGAAAACTCAAACTTCTATGAAGAAATGGGTCAATGTATCGACCATTGTGGATATATAGGAACAACTTCATTATATTGTGAATCTAATATAGATAGTATATTTAATTTTAGATCGCATTATATAGACAAATTTTATTTTTGTGAAAATTATGAAGGTAAAGTTGACACATATATGCGTGACTTTATGCTTACTGCAAGACAAGCATATCAAAAGTTTGGAGATAGTTGTCCTGATGTAATTAAGGAAACTTATAGTGATCCTCGTTTATCTAATAAAGAATATAAATTTATTCATGTTGTTATGCCTAGAGCAGAATACAACGAAAAAAAGAAAGCTGAAAAACTTAACTTACCAGTAGCTTCTTATTATGTTTCTATGGATAGCAAAGAAATAGTATTAGAAGAAGGTTTTCACGAAATGCCTTATAATGTTGGAAGATTTTATAAAAACAATTATGAAAAGTATGGTCGTAGTCCAGCATCAGAAGTAATAAGTACATTCCCATTATTAAATAGAATGGAAGTATCTCGTATTCGTGGAGCAGAAAGATTATCTAATCCTCCCTGGCTAGCACCTAATGATGGTAGTGTTAGACGTATATCTAATGATTCGGGTTCTATTATATATTGGAACGCTGGTAATCCATTATCTAAACCTGAACAATTAAGACCCTCTGATAATGTTGTTATTAATGATGAAATGATTCAGAAAAAAGAAGAAGAAATAATGGATGCTTTTTATATTCCATTGTTTAATCCTTTACTTAATAAACGAAATATGACAGCACAAGAAACACAAGAAAGATTAAACTTATCTTTACAATTTCTTACACCAGCTGTTAATCGTTTAAATAAATATTTTGTTAAACCATCTTTAGAAAGAGCATTTGCAATAATGTTACGTCAAGAAGGTTTAGGTTCATTAAATATACCTGAATTAGAAGATCAAGATATAGATTTTGATTTAGTAGGTAAAGCATCATTAGCTGCAAGACAAATAGAATTATTTGGGACAATGACTGCTATGAATCAGTTAGCTCTTGTAGGACAAGTTAAACCTGAAATATGGGATAACATTAATGCTGATAAAACTGCTAGATTTATACAAGAAGTTAATATGTGTCCAGTTGAATTACAAAATTCAGAAGAAGTTGTTAATGGTATTAGACAAGCGCAACAAGAACAGCTGGCCGCACAACAAGAAATGATGATGGCTCAAACAGCTGCTGACGCATATCAAAAAACTTCTAAAGCGCCTGAAGGCAATAGTCCAGGTGCAAGATTAAATGAATTAAACCCAGAGGAATTATTATAAATGGATATAGTCGATAAAGTGTCGTACGATTTTGAGTGGGACAACGAGGAGGACTTAATCGAAGCTACCAGGAGAGCTTACCACGAAGTCTTTGATATAGAAAACAAAAACTGTCAATTAGTAATGCGACATATTTGTAATCTATGCAAATGGAATGATATGAGTGAATTTAACGATTCTATAATGGAAGCTAAATACAATTCGTTAAAGAATGTTATTCATAATATCAAATATATATTAAACAAACAACCTAGTAAGGAGGATTCTTATGAGTGAAGAATCAAATGAACCTACTGTAACAGAAACAGAAGAAACTAATGAAACAACAACACCAAGTGCTGATAACTTTGTTGAGTCTATGTTAAATCAAATAGATGATACAGAAGTGAAGGATGCTGGGTTTTGGAAAAACTTGGAGGGAAAAAATGCTAACGAAGTTGGTAAGTATATTAAAGAACTACAAAGTTTCGCAGGAAGAAAAGGCGATATACCGAAAGATGACGCAACGGATGAAGAGTGGAATGCTTTTTATCAAAAGCTGGGTCGTCCTGAAACTATTGAAGGATATGATTTTTCAGTTAATGAAGAATTTAAAGAACTTGTTGGCGAAGCTGCTCCGTTTTTCGATAAAGTTGTATCTGATTTTAAAGAAAAAGCGTTTCAATTAGGTGCTACCCCTAAAGCTGCTGAAGATTTAGTTGGATGGTATCTTGAAACAGTTGGTGGTCAGTTTAAAGAAGCTGACGAAGTTTCTAAAGAAGAAACAGAAAATAATATAGAAACTTTAAGAAACGAATGGGGTTCATCATTTGATGGCATAACATCTCAAATAAATGGTTTGTTAAAATCAAATGGTATGTCTGATGAAGAATTACAATGGGCAAATGACATTGGTATTCTAACAGAACCTAGTATAGCTATACCTTTAGCAAATATAGCAAAACAATTTGCTGATTCTCCTGAAATTGGACATTTACATACATCTACAAATGCTGGAATACAAGATCAATTAGCAGAAGTAGAGATGGAAGTAGCTGATTTTATTAGACAAGGTAAGAATATACCACCACATATAGCTGAAAAAAGAATAAGTTTAATGCAGAAGCTAGGCGATAATCTTTAAAAAAAATACAATTTTGTTTGACATAAACTACAATTTTGTTATTTTGCATAAATAATGAAGAGGATAACCTTTATGACCCTCTAATTTAAACGTCAACCCAGACGTTAAGTGGTAGGCAAGACCTCCTATGGAGACAATCATAGCCGATTGTAAACTAGATTAATTAACTGTGATAAAATAGGAGAAAGATATGTCACATATAAATAGTATTAACGTAAACTTCGTTAAACAATATGGTCGTACTCTTGACTTACTTACTCAAACAATGGGTGGAAAGTTTAAGGGTAAATGCTTGGAAGAAAGCATTGAAGGTGAAGATAAATTTTACGACCAACTATCATCTGTAACTGCAACTGAAGCAACAACTTCAGGCGCTACAAATGGTATGGATTCGCCATTAAACGACATTACTCATGCTCGTAGACGAGTACAAGCTACTCCATATGATGTTGGTCTAATGATTGACAGATTTGATAAGCTTAAATTACTTGTTGATCCTGCATCAGAATATGTTCAACAACAAGTACATGCATTAAATCGTAAAAGCGATATTGAGTTCCTTAAAGGTGCTTTAGGCGGAGCACAAAGTGGTGTAAATGGTGGAACATCTGTTCCTTTCAACTCTACTGATACTGCTAGTCAGTTTTTAGATTTAGGTACTGGAGCTGAGGCGCAGAAATTCACGTTAGAAAAAATCATTGCAGCTAAAAGAACACTAGAAACTGCTGGTGTTGATTTAGATGATCCAATGAATACTGCTTACATTGCTGTTAGTCCGTTCCAAATGCATGAGTTATTAGAAACATCTAACGCTGTACAATCTATTGATTACAATAGTGTTAAAGCATTAGTTCGTGGAGAAATAAATTCATTTTATGGATTCCAGTTCTGTGTTTCTAACTTGTTACCATATATGGATAGTAGTTTATTAGCACCATACTTGTCTTGGACAAATGATGTTCCTCAAAAAGATGGTACTGGTACATCACGAATTGCATTTGCATGGGTTAAGTCTGGCATTAGACAAGTAACTAACAACAACATAACAACTGAAATTGAAAAACGTGCTGATAAACGTTTTAACTGGTACTCTTACGCTTCAATGCGTACAGGTGCTGTGAGAATGGAAGAAGAAAAAGTTGTAGTTATTCCTTGTACTCAAGCTTAATAAAATAATTGTAATACGGCTGGCTTTTAAGTGTACCTTCTCTCACTTATTGTAAGACCAGCATTTTTTTAAAGGATTTTTATGTCACTAACTAAAATAGATATTTGCAATCATGCTTTATTAAAAGTTGGTGCTGACACAATAGCATCTTTAGATACAGCACAAGCAACAGATGAGGGAACAATAAGATCAGCAAAATTATGTAATGTATTTTTTGATCAAGCTTTAAATGAAACATTAAGAATGTATCCCTGGAATAGTTGTGTTAAAAGAGCTACATTAACACAGTTAACAGATAAACCAGCCTTTAAATGGAGTTATCAATACCAATTACCTAATGATTGTGTAAGAGTATTGATGGCTTATGACAATGCAGATGGTGTAGATAATAATTGCGAATATGTTATTGAAGGAAGACAGTTATTAACAAATATAACTTCTGTATATTTAAGATATGTAGCATTGCCTCAAACAACAACAGATTTAGATTCATTAGCAGCTTCAGCAGTAATTTGTGTTTTAGCTATTAAATTATCAACACCATTACAATTAGATAATAAATTATCTGTATCTTTAATTAATGAATTAAATGAAGTTATTTTGCCACAAGCAAGAAGTATAGATACATTTGAAAATCAATCATGGAGTAATGAACAATCTAACTGGATGTCTTCTAGATATTATCAATCTCCAATAACATAGGTATTACATGGCTATATCATATACAAGTAATTTTAATGGTGGAGAATTATCACGGAAACTAGACGGAAGATCAGATTTACCAATTTATAAAAATGGATGTAGGTCTTTAGAAAACTTTAAGGTTTTGCCACAAGGTGGTGTAGAAAGACGTACTGGTACAGAATTTATTTCACAAACAAAAAACAATACACAAGTAAAATTATTACCATTTGAATTTTCCTCTGATGTATCGTATATAATGGAGATAGGCAATGATAGTGCTGGAACCGATGGTTATATTCGCATTTGGAATAGCAATGATTTATATAGCTCTACACCAACAAATGTAACAAGTGCTGATGGATCAACAATTCCTTATTTATTAACTGAATTACAAGATATACAAAGTGTAACCAGGTATGATTTAATTGTATTAACACATCCAAATCATCCTCCTTATTTAATAAAAAGAACAGCTATTACCCCAACGTTTACTTTTGAAAAACTAGATTTTAAATATCCTCCGTTATTAGCTAAAAACACAACTGTTGATACTTTAATTACAACTCGTAGTATTTTTGATAATACAACTCCGTCTAATAATAATATAAAAATTATAGCTAGTCGTAGTGATTTTTTTAATGCAAATAGCGTAGATGGTTATATTGCTATGGACTATGTAAGAACAAGTGAACAAAGAGTAGCATCAGATACTTTAACTGTTTCATCAACTGGAAAAGAATTAGATGTTAGTTTTACAACTTGGTCTATAACAACTGATGGACTATGGAATGGTGCATTAATTATTGAACGATCTGTTGATGGTGGTGCTTTTGAAAATTTTTTAGTATTAGCAGACACTACTGGAGGAGGTGCAAGTGGTAGACAAAATGTAGCTTATAATAGTTTACAAAAAGAGGGTCGTAATACAAAAATTAGAGTAGACTATACAGCTGATACTAGTGTAACAAATTCATTAGAAACAAGATTAAGCACTACAGCAAATTATTTAAATGGATTAGTAAAAATAACTGCATTTGAAGATGGTCATGTTGCTCAAGGAGAAATATTATCAAGTATTGGTGGTAGACAAGGATTAAATAGTAGTGTTGCTGCTTATGATGCTACTGTTACTTATCAACCAACAAATGTTGTTAGAGATAGTTCTCAGATATGGATTTGTAGAGCAACATCTACTGGTAATGCTCCATCAGAAAGTACTTATTGGACTTTAGCTGGTGCGCAAACTGATGACACAATATCTAATGCAACTACATTAAATTGGTCAGAAGGTGCGTTTGATGGAACAAAAGGTTTTCCGACAACAGCTGCATTTTTTCAAAATAGATTATGGTTTGTAGGAACAGAATTAGAACCAGCATCATTATATGCTAGTACCTTTGATGATTTTTATAATTTTAAATTAGGAACAATTTCAAATGATGCTATAAAAAGAGAAATAGATACTCCTGAAAAAGCTAGTTGGCTTATTGGTAAAAAAGATTTGTTTTTAGGAACAACTGGTAGTGCTGTTCGTGTAACTTCTGCATCAAGTGATGAATTAATATCTCCATCTAATATACAAACTATATCAGAAAGTGTTTATGGTACATCAAAAATTAAAGCTGTTTATACTAATAATGTTATAGCTTATGTACAAAAAAACGGATTAAGTTTAAGAGAAATGGTATATTCAGAAAGTGAAAATTCATTTAGTGGACAAGATTTAAATTTATTAAGTGAAGACATTGTTAATAGTGGTGTAGTAGAAGTCTTTACACAAAAACAACCAATGCAATTAATATGGTGTATATTAACAAATGGCGACATAGCATTATTGACTTATGAAAGATCAAGTGAAGTAACGGGATGGTCAAAAATAAAAACCGATGGTACTTTTATTAGTGGTACATCAGTAGCTTCTCCTACAGAAGATTCAGTTTGGTTTTGTGTACAAAGAGGTAGTAATTATCAGTTAGAAAAAATACATAAAAAAGCTGATTTAGATTGGTATTTAGATGCGGCTCGTCAAACAGAATTAGCAACGCCATCTACAAATATTACCTTTACCTGGGATAGTTCAAATAATTATTATACTACTTCTACCTCTCTTGGTACTGGATTAGATAATAAAAATATATTATTAACATCTGTCGTTGGTTTTTCACAATTACAAGGACAAATTTTAACATTACAAGATGATACTTCTGAATATAGATTAAGAACAAAAGATGATTCTGCTTATATTATAGGTACTGAAAACTTTACTTGTACAGTAACTATTGTTGAAAACACAATGAACAACCTGGCTCATTTATCAGGTAAAAAAGTACAAGTTGTTGCTGATGATTCTTTTGCTAAAACATTAGATATACCAAGTGCAACAAGCGATAGTGATAATATTGATTTAGGATTATATGCTAATAAAATATTAGTTGGTTTACCTTTTACAAGTACATTACGACCAATGCCTATTGAACCACAATTAGTAGGAAGAATATCGCAATCAAGAGTAAAAGCTATGTCTAAAGTTATTGCTAGATTTTTAAATACAAAAGGTGCAAAAATAGGCGAACAAGGTAAACAACCTACTAATTTTCCAGTAGCAAAAACAACAGATAAAGCTGGAGAACCTATAGCATTAACTACTGGAGAAAAAAGATTTTTTACATCTTCTGATTGGGATAGAGAAAAAGTAATTGAAATTATACAAGATTTACCATACCCTATGTCAGTATTGAGTTTAGCAGTATGGTTAGAAGTAGAGGGTGGATAATGCAATTAACAAGACGTAAACATATAGATCGAATAGAAAACTTTTTAAAACAAGTTCCTGAAAGTTGTACAAATGGAGATGGAACAATTCCAGTTCATCATTATTTTCAAGATGGTATCTATACAAGAGAAATAGAAATTCCAGCTGGAACATTATTAACAAGCGAAATACATAGATATGCTCATCCTAGTTTTTTAATGGTAGGTAAATGTATAGTAATGACAGAAAGAAATGGTACTGAAGTTATAGAAGCACCTAAATTAATGATTACGCAAGCTGGTACTAAAAGATTAATTTATGTTTTAGAAACTTGTGTATGGTGTACTGTACATAGAACAGATAAAACAACTATAAAAGCAGCAGAGGAAGATATTATTGCGCCTGATTATAATGATAAAATTTTATTACAGAATAAGGATAGATTATTGGAGGCAATATCATGTCAATAGTAGCGATAGCAGTAGTTGGTGTAGGTACTGGTGTATATAGTGGTTATCAACAATATAAAGCTGGTAAAGAGGCAGATAAAATTTCAAAACAAAATGCAATTATATCAGAACAACAAGCACAAGCACAAGCAGAACAACTAGATCAAGAATTATTAAGAGGCGCTGAAAGTCAACAAGAAGCTTTTGCAAAACAACAAATGTCATCTATAGCATTAGGTGGTACTGGTAGTGAAAATGATTCATCATCATTAATGTTTCAATCAGATTTAGTTGAAAAACTATTTATGAATAATTTAGATAATAAATATTTACAAACACAAGCATTAACATTAGGAACAAACGAAGCAAATTTAGAACGTTGGAGAGGAGATGCTACAAGAATAGCAGCAAGAAATCAAGGTATTTCAACAGCATTAAATAGCGCTGTTAGTTCTTATGGAATGTATGCTGGTTACCAGGCACAAGTTGATTTAGCAGCTCAATTAAAAAATAGACCCAAACCAGAGGGAACAGGTTAATGAAACTACAAAAATCATTTTTTAATAATCCAAGAACAATAAATACTCAAGTTAAAGCTGATCCTGGTGTTGCATTAAAGTTAGGAGAATCTTCTGCTAAATTATCAGAAACCATAGGTAATGCTTTTCAAGGCATATTAACACAAAATATGGAAACTAATAATATTATGAGTAAAGCAAAAGCTGAAGTATTTATTAATGATAAAATGCAATCATTAAATAATCAAGCTCAAGCTAAAATATCTGACCCTGAAGATTCAGTAAATGTAGAAAATGCTTATGAAACTTTTTGGAAACCTGAATTACAAAAAGCAAGAGATCAGTTAGCTACAATGGATTTAACACCAGCTGCTCAAATTTCAGCATATCAAGATTGGGATAAAAAAGAAGATATGCAAATAATGAGTTCAGGTAAATTAGCATTTGATACAAAAATGGAAACAAATGGTATAAATTTATTAGAAGCTGGTAAAACAGCATTTTATCAAAATGAAATAGATAATTTTAAAGGCTATATGCAAGCTTATGAAAATACTTTTGGAGTAAGTGCTAAAAATCAAGCTGTAGATAAAATACATATTGCTCATATTGATGACACATTAAAAGCTATAAATTCAAATTTTGAAACTAATGGTAATGTCCAAACTTCTAGTAAAGCATTATCAGATTATATAGATAACATTAATTTAGACGCAATGAGTCCTGAAGTGCAAAGACATTTAAAAACAAAATACACATCTACAGTTCTTAAAATGCAAGAAGAATTAACTCAAACTCAAAAAAAATATATAGATGATTTACAAAATAGATATAACTTTGGTTTTACAGATGATGAAGAAGTAGACCCAACAACAAATGATAGTGATATGGATAAAGATTTAATTCTTATGGGTGATGAGATGCAAGATTTTGTTGGAAATGCAATGTATTCACAACTTGAATCTATTACTAAAGGAGACGAAGGATATTTTGTAAAAGGTAAATATCAAAAAGGACTAGATGTTATTGATAGAGTAATTACTGGAGAAATTAAATCTAAAAGTAAAGGACAATTTTTTAGAAATATAATTGGTTCTAAAGCTTATCTTACACCAGCTGAAGCAATGAAAACTATTTATGATGAATATGGAGACCCTAAATCAGACAATTATAATACTGATGTTTATAATGATTTTAGACAAATATTATTTTCAGCTTATAGACAAGTATTAGAAAACAGAAATATGACCAGGTATTCTGAAAAAAGAACGTTAGGTAATACATTACATTTAGGTTTAAATATTGATTTAGATGAAGATGATTATGGCGAAGCTTTTTTAACACATTGGAACGCATTAAATGCTTATAGCGAATTACAAATAAATAGTAATCCTGGTTTTAATCCAATTAAATTATTTGCAAAAGATACTTATGCATTTTCTAAATGGGTAAAGAAAAATCCTGATTTAGCAGAAAATGAAGAAGAAGTTAATAAATGGATTACAAATAGATATGGGCAAGGTATTCAAAATGCTTTGAAACAAATAAATAGTAGAAGTTTTTATGAACCATCACGATACAGTAAAGAAGCAGAAGATGACGCTATAATAGATCAATTTATAAAAGAGAATAATTAATGGATGATACAGATTTTAAAATAGGTGCTTCTACAGATATAACAATACCTTTGCGTAATTTATTATCAATTATTGGTGCTGTTGCTGTAGGTGTAATTGGATACTTTCATATCGATGAACGTATAATGTTACTTGAGCATGAACAAGTTAGAATGTTAGACGATATAAGTGCTAATGAAACATGGATAGATGAATGGGAGTCTGATGGTATATTACCTTTAGACGTAGAACAGAATATGCGTATAAATTTTCTTGAAAAGAAAGTTTTTAAGTAAATTAGAAAAAAAAAGCTTACGAGGATTGCGTATAATCGACTTTCTTATACTAACTAATAGTAAGAGTCGTTTAAAATTTAAAATAGATTTAACATACAAATACAGACGTTAAAATGAAAAAAGCAGAATTTGAACAAAAACTATTAGATAAAGGTGTAAATAAAGATAAAATACCTAAATTATCTAAAAAATGGCAAACTCAATATGGAACATTTGAGGATACAGCTCCTGAATTTAGATTAGCACCTAAACAATATACTCCAAATTATTATGCAACATTAGGAGATGATTACCCTCAAAATAATTTAATATCTACAACTGATCAAAATAATACAAAATTGTCAGAATTGTTTAGTTTAAACTATGAAACAAATATACCTACATCGTTAACATCAAGTATACTAAATTTAACTGAACCTAATTCAAATTCAGAACAAGCTTTAGCTACAAGAAAAGAAGCATTAGCTGATCCTAATATAAATTTATTAAATAAAACTACAATGACTGGTGGAGAAAATTCATATGAAACATATAAACCTTATTATGAATCAATTATTGAAAAATCAAACGAACCTAATTCTACTGGTCAACTTTTTACATGGATAGATAATCTTCCAAGTTGGGCAGCTAATATTTTTGGTTTACAAACTGCATCAAAAGGATTATTTGATATTGCGTCACAAGCTGTAAGAGGTATAGAAAAAGCAAACTACGATGCTAATTTACCTTTTGAAGCTAACATTCCTACAGATTTATCAACTAATTCTCCATTAAAATTAAACTTTAATGGTTTTAGTGAGGCTGGAATAGATGTTGATATTAGACCATTTGACCCTAAAGAAGTTGAAATTAGAAATGCAGAAATGGAAAAACTTCATAAAGAAGTAGGAGACATGGTTGTTAATAATAGAACATACCAGGATGATTTAACAATGGAAGAAATTCAAACTGGTATGTCTGATGTTGATAAATTAAATACTGGAAATAAACTAATAGAAGCTGGTACTGAATTATCTTCTTATGCAATTGCTGCAGTTCCAGGATTAGGAATACCATTATCTGCTACAATAAACTTTGGAAGATTATATGATGAGGGTTACCAGGAAACAAGAGATGCTGAATGGTCAACTGGTTATGGAATTATAGGTGGAATGTTAGAAACTGCATTAGATAGAATGATAAGTAGTTTACCTAGAAAAATAATGAAAAATCTTAATGTTAAAACATTACGAGGTTCTATGGGTAAAACAGTAGCTACTATGTTTGGTGTATCTCAAGCATCAGGTATAGGAGAGTTTTTAACAGAATCTTTACAATCTGCTGCTATACAAAAAAAATCCACAAATGTAATTAACTGGAGACAAGCATTTAATGAAGGTGCTTTAGCTTATATGATTGGTGTTACTGGTGGTAGTGTAGGTTCTATACAAGGTGTTAGAAATCAATCTAAAATAAGAAGTAGATTAGAATTAGTACAAGCAACAGAACAAGAACAAGTTGATATATTAGAAGATATAAATAATGGAAATACAGAAGGCGCAGCACAAAAGTTTTCTGTTATTAGAGATCGATTATTTAAAAAGTTTGCTAAACAAGCTGCTATAAAATTAGACCCTAAAAACAATATTGATTTACCTGATAATTTAAAGCCTTGGACATTAGATAGAATACAAGAAGTAAGAGATGCTTTAAATGATACTGAATTAGATAATTGGATTGATGAAACTTTTGAAGCTCCTTTAAGAGATGTTGCACGAAAAGCTTTCAAAATGCCTAGCGATAAAACAAGAATAGAATTTAATAGAGCTAGAATAAATTATCAAAATCGTAAAGATAGTGATTATGATGTAATTGATAACAAAATAGAAGAAGAATCTAAACCAGAAAAAGATGCAATTGATCCTACTGGAGTATGGGATGCATATGATTTAGAAAATACTGATGTTATTATTGATAAAGATGCATTTGGTCGTTTTGTTAAAATTGATATTAATAATAAAAATGAAATATTAACCAGGCAAAGAGTTGAAGAGTTAGCTGATTATAAAGATGGAAGAGTTATTCTTACTGATGAAGCAAAAGATTTACAAAATGTACCTAATTTTGAATTATTTGAAAATATAAAAAATACTTCTGTTATTGGAAGTTTAATGAAAACATTAGACGAAGAATGGGATATTCCTGAAGATGTTATCAGGCAACTTTTAATAAATGATACAAGTAGTGATATAAATGTAACAATGAGTTCTGTTTATAACAACAAGTCATTATGGGATTTAACAAAAGAAATAGCAGATATTGTAAAAAATAATGGTACGCTACCAATTGAATTAACTAATGCTGTTAATAATAAATTAAAAAATAATCCTTTCCAGGTTAAACTATTTTTTGATGTATTAAATACTCAAATAAATACAAAAAAAGATTTAACAAAATTAACTATTGGAGGTTTTGAAGTATTACCTGATAACGAAGCTACTCAAAGATGGGAAGCAATGCGTAATAAAGGATCAAATTTATTTGAATATGCATTAAGTCAACTTGAAGGTGTATTATTACCACAAGACAAAAATCATCCTACTTATGTTAAAACAGCAAAAGCATATGCAGAAAAATCACATGATAAAGATTATAGAAATCATTTAAACCATGTATTTATTTGGAAACGTAAAGAAAGAGTTAAGCAAGTAAGAGAGGCTGTTTCTGATGCTGTTTATCAAGGTAATATACAATTACTATATAATCAGTTAGATAAATTAGGTATTAACCCTAAAGGCAAGCTAGCACAACTATTAAACCAAGCTACTTCACAATTTCATTTAGCAGAAAAAGTATTACAAGAATCTAATTCATTAGAAAAAACTAAAGGTAGAGCGCAAGTATCTAGAAGAGCAAAAGAAAATGTTTGGCAATTCCAGGAGGTACAAGAATTTAGCAGTAAATCTACAAGTCTAAATCAGCTGGCCGCACTTTTTACTACTGCTAAATATTCTAACTTAATTTTTCAAGAAGGTAATGCTATACTTGATATAGGTGGTGGTAAAACTAATTTACTTTTAGATAAAGCTAATGAAAACAATGCAACAGCTTATATATTTGATCCTTATAATATAGTTGATACAAGATTATCAAATCAAGAAGTTGTAGATATAGTTAAAAATGGTGGAGTAAATGTAGTTACAATTGCAAATGTATTAAATGTAGTACAAGAAGAATCAGCAAGAGCGCAAATATTAAAGAGAGCTGATAACGCATTAGCTGATGGTGGTACAATATTTATATCAATTCATAAAGGTAGTAAAGCAGACCAACAAAAAGGTTCAAGGAAAACTGGTAAAGACCAATTTCAAAATTATAAAAGAGCAAAAGATTATATTAAAGAAATAAGAAAAGTATTACCTAACTATGACATACAACTTGACCCTAGTAATGAAGTGTTAACCTTAAAAAGAAGACCACAAGTTGTAACACAAAATGGCACTTTAATAAGAAGAGCAAATGGGATTGTAGGTAAAAAAGTTGGTAATGATTTATATTTGCATAAATCTTATTTAAATCAATATCCTGAATACCAGGATTTAGTAAAAGAAGCTAAAAACAAAATACCTAAAAACTTTAAGTATAATACATTAAAGATTAATACTAAAACTGGAGAAGTTAGATTTGATCAATCTCCTGATTTTGATACAGCTAGTGAACCAAGAGTTGGTAAATATATTACAGTTGGTAAACGTGGTAAAGTAACAGAAGGAGAATCTAATGCTGTGTGGCATCATAAATGGTTATGGGTACAAGACAATTATAAAGGATTTAATGTTTATGAATCACAAAGTTGGAGCAGAACATGGTTATCAAAGCTTCAAGAAGTTGCTAAAGGGGGAAGTAAAAACGCCTGGCAAGAACAATTAAAATCTGTTGGGTTAGCTCAAGTAAGTTCATCAGGTAAAAAGGTTACTTCTAAAACTTTAAATAATCAAGTCGATGCTGCTTTAAAGGCTCTTTCTGAAATATCTCCTGAAACAACTATTCTTATACATAAGACTCCTGAAGAATTTTTTAATGCTACTGGACAAAATGATATTAATGGATGGACTCAAGATAATGTTATTCATATAAATGAAACTTATGCTAGAGAAACAACATTACCTCACGAAGTTTTGCATATTGTATTCAATGGTACATTTGGTTTTGATGCTACTGCTGAACAATTAGCATTAGATGTATTTGCTGAATTAACACCATTTTTAGATACAGAAACAACAGCATTTCTAGAAGAATTTGCATCTAATTATTCTGAAAATGTTAGAAATACAGAAATGTTAGCAGAGTTATTTGGAATAATGGCAGCTAATTACCAGGAAGCAAAACCTAAACCTAAACGTGCTATTAATAAATTAATTGATTATGTGGCTAATAAAGTTGGTTTAGGAAAATTTGTTAAAGGTAATAAAAATAAATATGATTTACTGCAAACTCTTGCTGGTCAAGTTTCTGAAGGCAAAACTATTACTAAAGAACAAATACAACAAGCTTTTCAGATTGCACCTAAACAATACAATGTTGTAGATGAAAGTGGTAATGTAGATACTAACCCTATAAAAATTGAACAGTTACAAGATCAAGCTGTAGCTTTGATGAATGAGTTTATTGAAAAATTAAATTTAGATAACTTAAATCTAACTACAGAACAAAAAGAAACTATTATGATTTATGTTGCTAAAGAACAAGGTTATGATGCAGAACTAGATAACATAAATATTGATTTAGATTCTTTACCCCAGGAAGCTAAAGATTTATTAGACACTTGGTCAGAAATGGCTAAAGAAATTGCTGATAGATTAGATGCTGTTGCAGATGCTTTAAATTTACCATTTAGTTTATTAGATGGTTTTTATTTTCCATTACGTCATTACGAAGGTACTGGAGAATTTGGAAGTGACATTGAAATAGCATTAGATTTAGCATTAAGAGGTTTTACAAAACGTAAAGGTAAGTTTTACGGAGAGCAAGAACAAGGTGGTGTTATATTAGACCCAGCTGAACAATTAAGATTATATCTACAAGATGCTTCTAAAATTATTATAATAGGAGAAGCAAAAATTGCTTTACAAGAAAAACTAGCAGAGAATCCAAAGATAGCAGAAAACATTGGAGCTGTATTAGAAAAATACGAAGATAATCAAGACCTTACTGAATACGAAGAAAGTGTATTAGAACAATATACAGATATGCAAAATTTAGAAGAAGCTGGTGTCCCACTAGGTATGCCAAGAGGTGCATATGCTAATTCACAACATTTTGATCGTATAAATGATTATAAAAAACAAGGTACTGGCGAAGATTTACCTAATGCTCCTCAAAAAATAAAAGAATTTTTAAAAATATTTTCTCCTTCATTAGCTAAAAAACTAGGAGATGCTTTTGATAATTGGGGTAATATTATTGACCCACATTTTATATTACAACGTATGGATGGAAGTGGAGAAATAGATAGCCAGGGGAACTTGTATGGACAAAATTCAATACTATGGTCTCGTCTATTACAAGCAGAAGCTTTATCTAGACTAGCAGAAGCTAGCGACAAACAAATGCAAATGGATGTTTTAAAACCTATAAGAGAACAAGGCGAAGAAGCTCTTGGAATGATAAACGTTTTATTAAATGAATACATATTAAGTAAAGATAATAAGTTAAATGAAATAGGAGCAGCAAAAGATTCTGAACAATTTTGGAAAATATCACAAACTTATAAAGGTAGAGATCGAGTTACTAAAGAACAATCTGATGTTATTTTTTGGTATGGTAAACGTGTTATATCAATGAAACAAACATTAGGATTAGGTGGTAAATTAAGAAGTAATATTGCCGATGTTAAACGTAGTGAAAGAGCTAAATTTTTAGAAGTTGAACAAAAGCTTGAACAAGGATTACCAGTAAGTGATGCAGAGCTAAAAAAACATTTAAGTTATTCTGTTAATGCAGATGAAGGAACAGCATTAAATACTATTGGTAAAATGATGAGATGGATTACAGAAAAAAATGCCATTAATACAAAAGACTTTTTAGGTTACTATGACAGTATTGTTTTAATTAATAATAAAGGTGGATATTTTTATGATTTAGTAAATCAAATGAACGCCTGGGCAGATTATTTAGATTCTATTGGACAAAAAAATAATGCTGCTTGGTGGAGAATGAAAATAGATAGTAATGTTATTGGTAACGTATTTAAATTTGAAAACCAGTTATTAGATTTTGCTGCAGAAAGAATTATTAAAACTTTAAAAACTGGAGAAGAATCTGGCGACCAGGAAGAAATAATTAAACATGGTAGAGGAAGATCAGGTTTTTCTAAATCTGTTATTAATAGATTAAGAAATATGAGTCCACAAGAATTAAGAGCATCAGCTTTAGATGCTGCAACTCATTTACAAAGAGCAAGAATAAGCGCATTTCTTATAGGTAATGTTGGATGGACATTAACTACACAGCCAACAAGTATAGCATTTACTATTAAACAAACTGGATTTAGTTATGTTGCAAAAGCTATTGCTGGAATGATTACTGGTAATAGTTATCAAACAACTAGTAATGTTTCTAAAATTAAAGGACAATTAAAAGGGATTGATAGATTAGAAGCATCATCAGAGTTTCACGATATGTCTATTAAACAAACTAAACGAGCAAAGTTTAGAAACCAATTGTCTTTCTTTGGTGGTAAAATGGAAGCAGCTTTAACAGATGTATCTTATAATGCTGGTTATATATATGCTAAACAAGAATTAGGATTAAATGATACTCAAGCTAAAATACATGGAGATATGGTAGCTGCAACAACACAATCTATGTACACAAGAGTTAGTCGTAATACAGCATTAAATTCACAAGTTATGAGATTTATGCAACCATTACAAACATATGTATTTACTGCAATGTCAAACGCATTAGATACTATGGGAGTAGTAGGAAGAAAACGATCTGTACAAACAAGAATGGCAGAATTTGCAAGATGGATATTAACACAAAGATTATTTGTTGTTTTATGGTCTATGCATTTTGGAGACGATTTAGAAAAAGCATTATTAAATCCAGTATGGGATAGAGCTGGTATAGGAAGTAATATACCTTTATTAGGTAAAAAAATAGATATTAAATTATCTAAAGTAATTCCATGGCAAGATGACAGAACCTGGCAAGATAAAGGTTATGCAGAACAATTTGTAGATAAAACTACTAAATTATTATTAGGTGTTGCTAACAATGAAGAAAATTGGGAACGAGAAGCTGCACAATATACAATAAGATATATTACGCCTATGATAGGTATAGGTGGTACATCTCCAGTTAATAACGCAATAAGAATGTGGGATGCATCTTTAGATGATAATAGATTTGAAGGTATTACTGGATGGAAATATGCTGATTTTGCAGATGATGATATTGGTGGATGGGCTAATGGATTATTATTTGGAATCAAAGCTGTAGACGCAAAGGAAACTTTTAAATGACATTAGCTGTAAATCAACAAAGAATACAACATACAGTTACTTCTTATACTGGAAGAATAACCCAGTATTTTGAATTTCCTTATCCTTATTATAATGATACCGATATAGTTGTTAGTTTATTATACACAACTGGTATTATTAAAAATAATCAATTTAGAACTCTTACTCCTACTAATGGAGATACTTTACAAGGTGCATCTGTTGGTATACCTGGTGTTGTATTACCAGTAAATACAATAATAACTATTGAAAGAGTTGTTCCTTTAAGTCAAGAATATGATTTGCAAGAAGGAGCAACTATTGATCCTACAGCTATTAACACTAGTTTTGATAGAATTGTTGCACAAAACCAACAACAAGATGAAGACTTTCAAAGAAGTTTAATACATCCAGTAACTGACCCAGATGGTTTAAATTATACAGCTCCTTCAAGTGTAACGAGAGCTGGTAAAACTTGTGGATGGGATGCTAACGGAAATATAGTAGCTTTAGACGGAGGAGTAGATGTAGTATATGGCGATACAACAAAAGGTATAACTATATCGAATAATTTTGTATCAGCACAAATTGATACTACTCGTGGTATACAATTTAATACAAATGGAAAAATAGGAATTAGTGATGGTGGTGTAACAGCAGATATGTTAGACCCTAACTTTATTTCTAATGGTCAATTAAATTTAGATTTTTTACAAAATATTGCTACTGGAAAAGTATTAGGTAATACATCAGGTAGTACATCTAATGTTACAACAGTAGACATAAATCCTGATATAATAAATAATAATTATACTCAAGATACATCAATAGCTTCAAGTAAAGCAATACAACAATTAGTTAATATATTAAAACCTAATATTGTACAAACAGTAGATAAAACTTACAGAAAAGTAGAAAGCACTAAAAGTCCTTATAATCCTACTTATAGTAGTTTTAGTGGAGATGATTCCTGGGAAACATTAAGTGGCTTTGAATGTTCACTTACTCCAAGATTTTCTACTAGTGAAATTTTATTAAATATTAATTTAGTAGCTTCTCCTGATAATAGAAATAGTAATTTATACTTTAGAGTTAAAAGAGTTACTAATGGAGAAACTTCTTATTTACCAGTAGGCGATGACGGAGGTAATGGTCAAGCACAATGTTCTTTTGTTGCTATAACTAATGGATATAAAAATAATGCAACTACAACATCTTTTACTTTTTTAGATTCTCCAACATTAATAGCTAATTCAATTGTAACCTATTCATTAGAATGGAAAAACTATGGTATGTCTAATAGTCAATCTATAAATGTTAAAAATGGAGAGTATTATCAAATAATGAATTTAGGTACTATTGGTAATAATGCATCGCCTAGACCAAGTGAACCAATTTTTGATTGGACATCAGTCGGTGCATCAAGTACAAATCCTAGTGTTAATGATATTTTTCAAGCAACTACTGATATGTTGTTTCCAAAAATAACACAACCTCCATTAGTAAAATTAGTTAGATCAGATGGTAAAGAAAGATATTGTTATTCGGGATGGGCTTTAAATGGAAGTTATTGGGATAGAGACCAATCTTCTTTAAGAGCAAATAATTCAGGGCAAATGGAATACAAAAGTATTTCCCCTAGAGCAACTTCTAGTATAGTATTAGAAGAAATATATAAATAGAGGCAAAATTATGGCATTAACAGACCAAACAAATAGAAAAGAATATACTGCTTCTGGTACAGCAAGCGAGGAATTTGCTTTTCCATTTCCTTATTTTGCTGAATCAGATTTAGTTGTAACAAAACAAAGTAGTGGAGTATTAACAACACTAACAATAAATGTTGATTATACACAAGTAGCAACCAATGGAGATACTCTCCAGGGAGGTAAAGTTGTAGCAATTAATCCTTTTACAGCTGGAGATATAATTGTTGTTGCAAGAATTGTAAACTTTACACAAGAGTATGATTTACAAGAGGGTGCTGACATTGATCCTACTGGATTAAATACAGCATTAGACAGAGTCGTAGCACAAAATCAACAGCAAGAAAATGATATATCAAGAATGATTGTTCATCCAATTACTGATCCTTCTTCGACTACATATACAGTTAGTACAACAACAGACAGAGCAAATAAAGCATTAGGTTATGATGCTAGTGGTAATATAACAGAGTTATCATTATTAACTACTGGTACAGTAACAGTAAATACACAATCAGGGTTAGATCAGGCAGGTAATATTATTTCTGCAAAAGTAGATAGTACAACAACTGATTTTAATTCTAGTGGACAAATAGAAGTTAAAACTATTAGTAATACTCAAATGGGTACAAATGCTGTTAAGACAACAAACATTGAAGACGCTGCTGTTACATTTGCTAAATTAACAGATGTAAGTACAGATTTATCTACTGATTCTAGTGCTACTAAAATAGCTACAGCAAATGCAGTAAAAGTATATGCAGATGGGTTAGATGAAGAATATGTTACTGCAACTGGTGGTACTACTGATCTTGTTAAAACAACAAGTGGTAATGGTGCAGAAACAACTTATACATATAATATAGCTGATTTTACTGGAGTGATGGCTGATGGTTCATCTATTACTACTGCTAATATTAGACAAGTTATTATTGAAAATAAAACAGTAAGTAGTGATACAACAGAGATAACATTAAGTGGAGATGCGCCAACTGGTTCTAGATTAGTTGCATTAACTACAGCTAGTGCTGGTACTCATGTCAATACTTTTTATTATCCAATTAATGCTAGTCAAGGAGCATTAAATTTGTATCATATATTTGACGCAAGTAGTGGGACATCTACTACTACAATTAAAGGTTTTATAATTAAAAATTAAAAGGTAAAAAAATGACAAATAAAATTAAAATAGGAAAAGACGAAGTTGGTCACAATTTGCAGTTTTCTCATTTAAAAACATTAGAAGCATTTAATTTAACTTCTGCTGCTGGAGTAAATACTTCAATAGCTGCTAATTATGATGTTTCACTAGTTATTACTCCATTAAGTGGAGAAGCTTATGTTAATATTGGAACAACTGTAAGTGGCGTGCCAGCTGCGGGAGAAACACCAGGTACTGTAGGCGTACTAATTAAAAATGGTGCTTCTTATACTACTATAATCCGAAAGGGAGAAAAAATTGCTGTAAGTGCAACTTGCAACATTTGTCCACTCGGAGAAGAATAGTGAGTTTTGGAAATATACAAAATGCTTTTGGTTTAGAAGGTGCAAGTCGTTCTTATGAAAATATTGAATCTATTAGAACTTTAACAAGTCCTCTTCAATATACTACAACCAGTAACCCAACAGCAATAGGAATGTGGTTTGCTCTTAATGCTAATGCTTATGTACCAGGAAGAAATGAAAATGAAGCATCGGTAAATGCAACTAATAGAACATTACATTTACAACAAAGTGGTGCAAATGCAGGTGCAAGTGATACTTATAGATCAGCATATTGGAATTGTTGGAGAGTATTAGCTACATCTGTTCCTAATATAAGAAGTTATTTTGATTTAAAATATACTGTTACAGCTCGTTCTACAACTGGAAATACAATAAGGTTTATGTTAGAGTACGGAGATACTCTTGGTACACCATCTACTTATAGAAGTATTGAAATGCCAAACACTTTAGGAACACATACTGTTTCTTTTTTCAACGATTTAAAAACAACATTATCAATGCGTTTAAATTATGCATTCGATGCAGCAAGTGGTATAGATAGTGGTACAAGTACTATTACATTTAAAGATGTTATTCTTACTCAAAAATATAGGGAGACTGACTAATGGAAAATGAATATGGTTTTATAGAATATCCTGAAGAAACAACTTATTGGGTAGCATATAATGATACATCAGATTGGACTTGTGGTCATGTTACAATATTTGAAGATATGGCATCTCCTAAAAATATTTTATTAGAAAATACTGATGCACAAGAATTAACAGATTATGCTAATCAATTAGGAATACCAGTTACATATGAACAATTACTAGGAGACGGAAATGCCTAAAGGAGTTAGTATGCGTAAGGTTCATAAGAATCCTACTGGAGGATTATCAGAAAGAGGTCGTAAATATTACAACGCTAAAACTGGTAGTAATTTAAAAAGACCAGTTACTGGTAAAGTAAAACGAGGCAGTAAAGCTGCTAAAAGACGTAAATCATTTTGCGCTAGAATGAGTGGTATGAAAGGCGCGTTAAAAGATAGTAAAGGTAGACCAACAAGAAAAGCATTAGCTTTAAGAAAATGGAAGTGTAGATAATGAGCTTATATAGAAATATAAATAGACGTAGGAGATTAGGTATTAGTAGACCTAAAAGTAAATCAACTATTAGTAAGAAATCATATGCTAATATGAAACGAGGCTTCGTAAAGAAGAAAAAGAAATGAATGAAATAATAGGAAGAACAGGTGTGGGTATAATAGGTTTTACTGGAAGTGTAACTTTAATGCAGATTAATGCAATTTTATCAGCTATTGTTGCTATATTAACAATTGTATATTTAATTATAAGTATTAAAAAAAGGATTTCTGAATAATGAATTCTACAACATCTTATATAGCTACAGCTTCAAGTATGATACCTATACAATATCAAGGTGGAATAAAATCGGATTATGAAAGACAATGGAAACAATCTGGCTCGACCAGTTCTTTTAATGCCTGGTTATTAAATGATTTAAAACAAAATGGAATTAGAAGAGGTACTAAATATATAAATATAAACAGTAAAAAAAGTAGAGATAACTATAAAGATGAAATGAATTTTTATAAAAAACAATTAGGTTTATCAGAAGAACAAATAACAAGATTATCTATTGGAGATAACATTGATGTTACTCCCAGGAAATCAAAATATTTAATGACAAATCAACAATCTAATAGCGAAGCATTAATACAAGCGCTAAAAGAGTTAGGAGTACAATGATACTAGGACTACCATCAGAAGCAGCAGTAGGTTTAATATCTACTTTAGGTGGCTTTTTAATGAAGCAACAAGCTCAAAGACAAGCCGATCAAAAACAATTATTTGAATTAACATTACAGAAACAAGAAGCTAATAACGATAGTGCAAATCAAGCTTATCAAAGAAAAGCACCTTATTTGCGTAAACTTGTAGGCACAGTAGTTATACTAGTAGCTTTTATAGGTGTTTATGTTGTAGCATTTTTTCCACAAATTCCAGTAACAATTGTTGAACCAAATCCAACTAAATCTTTTTTAGGTATATTTGAATATGGAGGAGGTAATACAGTTACTATTGCAAACGGAATGGTTATTGCCGATTGGTTTAAATATAGTGTAATAAGTATTATTCATTTTCTATTTGGGACTGGTGCAGCAAAAGTTGCAAAATAATCTTGATAAATAAATACTATTCTGTATAGTGCTATTTACAGTTAGAGAATATACTGATCAGAAAACTAATTCCTTATCTAGGCGCGAGTATCGTCTATAAAATTCTCAAATGCTCATTTTTTTTTATCTTTAACCTTTGGAGTCTTATGTCTTTATATACAATTATTCATGTCGAAACAAATCAAGAAATAACAATAGAATCAAGTCAGTTTGATAGGAATAAAATATTAGAAAACGTAAGTAAAAAGTTAGGGACAGAGTTTAACAAAAATAAATATGGGGAGTATAAAATACATCCCCAAGTTATGGCTACTTAATTATTTTTTTATAAGTAGTTCCTCTGTAATTAAGAATCACTTCCATGATAAATACCTCCATGTTAGTGCGTTCCTTCGCAGACTTTCTGCTACTTCCGAGCAATAGCTTGAACGATCTTATAACCAATATATAAAAATTAGTTGCATATTGTCAATTACATTCCTTCTTCTTCTGCTCTAACAGCAATAGGAGTAATAGGAAGTTTATCAACAATGTCTAGTCTTTTACCATCAAAAGAAAAACTAGATTTTTGAAATGCTAATTCTACAAGACTTATTGCATCTTCAAGAGTCCAGGCATTTTTATCTTTAACGCCAATTATTTCTTCATCAGTTTCTATAGTAATTTTAATCATGCTGTTGCTCCATCTAATGCAGCTATTATTAATAATAACCACCATATTAAACATAATATTATTATAATATTTGGTTTCATAAATCCATCATCCAATTTGTACAATTTATTCCATCAATAATTACAGCACATCCAACAGCTGGCTTTTTGCCTTGTTTAGCATATGACATTGCATAAGTATTAAAGTCAATACCACATCCTACTTGACATCCAAATACTTTATGGCTTCTGCCTATTTGCCAATCTACATAAGCTTGTGTATGTAAATGACCTTGTACTGTACTCATCATATCAGTTTTACATTTTATGCGTGCTGTTCCAGCTTCTCCATGTATATATTGAACGTTATCAATATCAACTCTATCAGTAAAATACCAATTAGGAGTTTCTAAAACTTCTTTATAAGATTTAATCCATCTCCTGGGAACATGAGATGTTTGTGATTTTCTCATAACCATTCTATCATGGTTACCAATAGTAACATAAGCATCGGGAAACATTTTATACCAACGCTTTAGTCGTTCTATTGCTAAATCTAATTCATCTCTGCCTCCCATTCCATCGGGGTCACTTTCATGGTAAGATGAATAATGATTGTCTATAACGTCTCCAATAAATACAATTATATTAGGATTAACTTTATTATAAACCATACAACAATGATCGAAATATTCATCTAAATCAAAAGGTGTATGTAAATCTCCAA